GGTATCAGTCCAATAAGACCAATTGGCAAGCTCAGTCTCAGCGGCATCAGTGCCTTTCTCAAGGCCGCCACGTTCCATCTTGTACAGACTACCGCCTCTATATAAGACCGCGTCTGCTTCGTTCCAAAAACGAAGATCAGAAATGATAGCAAAATCAACATCAACGTTGAGCGCGTAGTCAAGCCAAACAGTCGAAAAGACCTCCCGCATCTTATTACCGACGTTAATCCAAATATCTCTTGGCGACAAACCAAGTTCCGATAGGATAATTTCTTTGTCACGGTAATGGGACTCATAGTACACACCCCTTTCCAAGCCAGCCCAACCAAACAATTGAAAGGAAATATCCTTCAATTTATCGGCGAATGAAATCTGTTTAATATTCAAATTTGGGTATTCACAACGCAGATGCGAGCACAGAAATTTGGCCGCGGTACTTTTCCCTGAGCCTTTTGCGTAGCCGAAAGCAATTATTTTCACGATTGCTCCTTTTCGTAAGACGGTAAGTATGTTTCCAATGCAGGGTTGCCTTCTTTTAGTGTTACATAGTAATTGTTTCTCCAGCGTTCTGCGGCAGCTTTCCAACCAGACGCTATAGAAGCTAAATCCCAATTACCCCCGTAAGCATTAGCGATAAGACTCCAAGCAAGTTCTTCGCTTTTTTCGAGTTGGTTGATTCTTTGAGTAAGGTAGCATTTTGCTCTTAGAAGAGCTTGTATATTCTCGAGATCAGTCATGATTTCTCCTTTTTAATTTTACCGTAACTCCAAACGCCAACAGTATCTAAGACTTGGAGGTTACGGTGTTTAGTTAAATCGAGGTGAACGCCAACAAATTCGCCGTCAGATTCAACAACTTGGCTAAACATATTATCAAAAGAGTGTGCTAATAATCTTCTTTGTTCGACTGAAAGACTTTCAATTTTTGTCTTAATACTCATCGCTTGCCTCCTTTCAATACCAATACACCCTTGTGTGCAACGAGAGGCGTACCTGCTTTCCCAGGAGTTAAACTTAAATTACCAATATAAAATTGACTGTTATCGGATCGACCTTTCGGGAACTTGCTAGGCAACTCCCGACCAAATTTGATCTTAGACCATTGGTGAAGTTCATTTGGGTCAATCCAATTCTGGAAACGGTTGAAAAGATCGCCGTAATTGATCTTCGCGCCGGGAACGTGGTGCGTTTCTTCGTCCAAAAAGACTTCCAACATACTCCGATTCGCGTTAGCCGTTTCAATTTTGATTTCAGACTCAACCACCGGAACATTTAGCCGGTCGTCAGTTGGCGGTAATTCTAAATTGAGAATTTCATAGAGGAAGGCTGCAGCCTCCTGTTCTAACCGAATGTGTAATTGGCGTTTCGGTATCATGTCCAATAGATCAATAGTCGGTACATGAACCATACAGATTCTAGAATCACCCGTGAAAATTGGACATTCGTTAGTATTGTTGCCGGTCTGCACGAAGTGTGTAGTGTTTGTAATCTGATAAGGTGTCTTGCCTTTTGGGTGGATCAACAGCGTAGATGAAGTTACCCAATCCTTGATCCGATTCCGAGCGGCAGCTACCTTCTGTAGATTAGTTTCCTCTACAGCACAAAGGATCGCGTTCTCAAGTTCACCGTTGAATCCTGCCCCTGAAATCAAGGCCGCATCTGCACGAATATAGCCTTTCGTTATAAGCATACCCAACGCTTCGTGGAAAGTTGACTTACCGGTACGCTCTTCTTTAGAATAAAAGAACAGGTAAGGAAGTTGCTCTTTCGGAAACTGTAGAAGCGAAGCTACCCAGATCTTGAGATAATCCGCGCCAGTCAGAACAGAATTAGCCTTACACCACGTATCCTCTTCGACGGCAGCGTTTAAGCCTTCGCCACATTGTTTTAGAATTTTCTCCCACGTTGGAAACTTACCCTCCTTTGGCGTACATCGGAACTGGGGAGCGTTTCTGTTCCATTTCCGGTTGCCAAGATATTCATCCTGGAAAGGTTCGTTTACTAGAGTCCAAGACTCTAAGACGCAGTTGCCGAGGATCTTATTGATTTCAACATCATTTATATCCAGAGATTTTAGAGCTATCCTAACATGATTGAAAGGTTCATTGTGCCACTTCAAGGCCGCTTTCAATACCCAACCAAAATCATCACCGTGCTCATTGACAATATGCCTGACTAAAACATCATAATTTGTGGTTTCAGTTTCACTAGGCTGTTGTAATTGTGCATTAAAGATACGTTCCCACCAACTCTTTTCTTCGCGCCAGCCGACAATATCGTCATAACGGTCGCTACTTTTGCGCTCGAAATGTGCAACTAAACGTCCATCTTTATGTTGTTCAAGTTTTGCTTTGTGGGAATCTGCCCATGCCGGTAGTTTAAGCTGGATGCCGAGCTTTGAAGCCGTTTCAGAGGCCGCGGTAGCGGAGTTGAAATGGTATACACCTTTTTTGTCCTCCATGCCTCCGTGTGCCTGGGCGGCTATTTTCAAGGAGGGTTCAGCGTTGAAGAGACACTTAGTATAGCCCCTGGCGTCCTGCTCCCAGTTTAAGGATTCCCCCACTCCAGGCGTATAGCGTCTAAGTACCCACGCCCCGGGTGGGTGTGCAACTGGGAAAGCGAAACAGTTCCAATCTGCTCCCTGCTCTTTACCTGTTGCTACGGTATCGTAGATGCCTCTCAGTTTCAGTTTCTGGTGTGCGATTTTAAGATCAAACGTATGGCACACTAGCATGTGATGGTCCTGATCCCACCACCAAGAGGCTTTGATGTCAGAGAGATAGTCTAGGGTTTTCTTATGCTGCTCATCTAGCTTGACGTGTGTACGCTGGCCGGTAACTTCCTCAAAATCAGAAAGTTCCGCTTCCTTAATAAACTGAGGCATATTCTTCTTGCGTTTTCCTTTGGCCACGGCAATGTGGTCACGCCAATTCAAAGGAATATCTTTTAAGACTTCGCCTTGCTTAATAAGGGCCAGACCTTCAGCGGTCTTTTTGCGTGCCCACACCCACATGATACCGCCGCAAACATCCATTTTGCTTTCAAAATCAAAACTGGCGGCAGCAGACATCCGACCCAGGATCGCACGCGCGAGGGCTGCGTGCTCTGTATGGTTCGCGGTAGAGACCTGCGGTAGGAAAACGTAGAGATGGAGCCCGCTCCCAGAAGTGGACTTACGGACCGTGACCCAAGGGATACGGCAAGCAGCTTCCTTAACAGCTTCAATTTCGGGGTCGGTAAGAGTGTTAGAAGAATGGCCAGAAATAGCATCGAAGTCGTAAGCTACCCAGAGTGATTCGTGATCTTTCCAATTCCAGCCTGTTAAACCAATTGCGTCGGCGTGTTCTGCCAAATCGAAATTGATTTCAAAATCATTATATTCAGGCTCTGAATTAGCTTTCCACGGTACGCGGAAACTCTTCCATGTAGTGATACCATCAGAATAGCTATGGGACTTTCTGCCTTTATAGCCTTCGGTAGAGATTCGGTCACCGCCGTCCTGAGCAACGTTGACCTGGACTTCCATATCATGATTGTAGAGCGCAGCTAGATCCGGGCAGGTTGACGCCTGGAGAAAAGCTAAAATAGCTTCTGTTTTGGTAGGTTGTTTTGCCATCGTTTGAGAGTCCACAAGTGAGATTGACTTTGAAATCAATAACTTGTGATACGACGGCGAATGATTATATACTCAGGATAGGGAATCAAATCATTTTCGGATCAAACCAATGTATTCTATCTATAGTCTAATAAACAGAATAGAGTTATATTGTTCACGTATAAACAGAATCTAGTTTTTTAGTTTCGACGCAAACCGTTATAGACTATAGACTTGACACGTTTACAAACAAGGTATAGTTTACATAGCCTTTGCGTAGAAAGCAATATATTTATTCTCCTATACCGCCTCTTTATATAATTGTATTTATTGTTATCTTGTTAAGTCTAATTAGACTATAGACTTACGAAAAACTTTTCTGTTGGCATGGTGTTTGCGTCGCGCGCAATC